AACATTATTACACCAGAGAAAACCGCACCAGAGGAAACCAGCGTGGAGACAGAAGCAGCGGAAACAGACGCCGCACCATGGGAAGAGAAGGAATCCCTTGCATCTGAGGGGCAACTTGGGGATTTGTTCGAATTGTTTCATGGTATGAGTTTAGAAAAAGACGAGTTAGTCCAGATAATGAAAGAAAAATACGGTGTTGATAGCTCTAAGAAGCTGACAGAATCGCAGGCGATGGATTTACTAGAGACGCTCAAGGTTATACATCTTAATGATACTGTCGGCCCTGATACGGCAACGGCATAGATGACTGACGGAGAACATAATGTTGATAAATATATAGAGCTTTTCAAGCATCTTTTTGGTGAACGAGAGGCACTTATCCACAGCATAGAGATTAAGATTGGAAATGATTACGTGGAATTTAGTTTAAATTAATGCCTACATATCAATATAAATGTCAAGTTTGTAACACTAGTGCTGAGTATAATCTAGGTGTAAAAGAAAGACTAAATATATATTGCAAGCGATGTGATAGAAAGATGGATAGAGTGTTTACTGTACCTAATATTAGCTTTAATGGCCCAGGATTTTACTGCAATGATAAAGGAAAATGATGATTAAACGCTGCAAGCGATGCGGTAAAAAGCTTGGAAAACATGAAAGTATGCATTGTACTGAATGCGTGCGAGAGATAGTCAAAGAAATACATGGGTAGAATAGACGAATCGTTTAGGAAGAGTACTTTTTTAAAAGCGTTAGGAAATTACGAATATTCTGATATTGATTATACGCAAATTACGCTAGGTAAATGTAACCAATTAATAGCAAAGGAGGCTAAGCTTGATACACAAGCTGGAAACATTAAACACGATTGATGAGTTAAAAAACAAGGTTATTTGTGGGGATGCGTTGGAGCTATTAAAAAAGCTTCCTGACAACAGCATTGATCTAGTGTTAACTGATCCACAATATGAAATGATTTTGTATTGTCATAAGGGTTATCGAAAGCTGAATGGTGGAAGAGATTCAAATATTATTAAATTTAAGCGTACTGGGAACAAATGCCACCCAACTCAAAAACCTAAAATGTTAATGGAATATTTAATAAATAAATCAACTTGCAACGAAAACAACATAATCCTTGATCCGTTTATGGGTAGTTGGACAACAGCCAAGGCTTGCCAAGAGCAAGGGCGTGATTTTATCGGCTGTGACCTGGAAATGGATTACTGCAAAACAGGCGAGAGGAGACTGGCAGAAGTGCCGTTGTTCACGATATGAAAACAAACATATTCCCGATAGTTTTAATCGTTCTTGATATATGTGCCGCAGCGGTTTATTTTCACCACAAAGAATATGCTAAATCTTTTTATTGGTTGAGTGCAAGTTGTATAACAACATCAACTTTATTTATGTAGATAGGAGGCTAAAATTATGTATACACTTTATTGCAAGAGGTGCGAAAAGAAAGTCAAAACTCAAAAGCTTGATCTTGAAAATAAGAGAGCTATATTTTGTGAGAAGTGCGGGCAATGGATGGTTATTATTAGAGACGATACTATCAAAGATTGTACTTGTGGCCAGCGTGTTAAAGAAAATAATGCTTGAGTTGGCATTAAAAACAATAGCGTTATTAGTAATGGTAGCCGTCGTGATTTATTTGTATGTGATGACTATGTACGATCAATGAGGGAGAGACAAAATGAAAGGACACCAAAATGTATGTGATTAAATTTTTATTGGCACTTTCTACAGTAATGATAACATTTGCAGCAACAATCTTTGTAGTCAGTGCAATTAGGTATTTGTTAGACGATCTAAAAAACGGATGGTGATAAGATGACTAAAAAGAAAGCTAAACCTAAAAACGAGGTAGAGAAAAGAAATCCTTGGTGTCCTACTATCTATACTGATGAGGTTATCGATACTATCGCTTGTCAAATGGAACAGTATACCGACGAACATGATATACCTATCATCGCAGAATTCGCGTACCTAAGCAAAATATCACAACAACGCTTCTATGAGTTTGAGAAAACTAACGAACACTTTTCGGAGGTTATCAAAACATTACGTGCGAAGAAAGAAGCACAACTAGAAACAAAGGGGCTAAGCAATAGTGTCAATTCAAGTATGGCTATATTCTCACTGAAGCAGTTAGGCTGGACTGATAAACAAGAAACACAGGTTAAGCATCTCGGGGCAGTAATGATAACCCAAGATGATGTCGAGGAACGAATAAAGGATATTGCGGAATTATTAAAGGAGGAATGCGATGGCGTTGATGGATAGATTGCCGATTAAGTTTGAAGAAGAAGTTTTAGAGCCAGTAAAAATAGAATGGGATGGAGATCATAGCGATATAGATGGGTTTGAGTTTGGTTATTATAAAGAAGATGTAATTATTACTGACTACGAGATAGCAGGTAGAGCGTTGGAAAATATGAAGGATTGTCCGCTATACTACAAAGAAAGAGACGAATGGGTAATGCACGAACCTAGGTTTGTTGGAAGAATATCAGAAGATCAAGATTTCTGCAAATGCATATTCAAAGCTATTAACAAAGTCTATGACAATAACTAACATTAAAGACAAGATTAGTCTTATCAGGGAAGCTTTACGCAAGAAGGTTATCCAGCCTGTCGAAGCTCAACGCCTGATAGATTCCTTGGTATTCTCAGTTATAGGAGGTGATACCCTCAAGTGGGGACGTTATTATTTCCCCGAGAAGTTTACGCACGCTTTTTGTTATGAACTGCATAATTACTTTATCAAGATAAGAGAATATCCTTTTACTAGCACATTAGCCCCTAGGGATCACGCTAAGACTACTATCAAGTGCTTTTTGATACCAATATACCAAGCACTGAACGAACCGCTTAAATTCAGGCACTACCTCAACGTGCAGAACACATCTACTAAGGCTATAGCAATCAATCTATCTATAAGGCAGCAATTAGAGAATAACGAGCGGTTGATTCAAGATTATGGGGATTTGACTAGTGACGAGAAATGGACAGAGAAGCAATTTGTATTAAAGAATGGGGTGGTGTTTACTGCTGTTGGTGCTGGGGAAAGTGTCAAAGGTGTTAACTATAACAACGTCAGGCCTGATTACATCGTGCTTGATGATATCTATGATGAGGATGATATCCACAGTTTATCAAGGATTGAGAAGAAAGCACGATGGTTCTGGGGTTCGATCTATCCTGCTAGAGATCAAATGAAAGATACCTCCATACATATTCAAGGGACAGCTATTAATAAGATGGATTTAATGCATCGGTTATCTGGTAAAGAGGATATTACCTTCAGGAAGTTTCAAGCGATAATTGATTATGATAAGCAGGAAACACTTTGGTTTGATTACAACAATCTAATGAAAGATCGTGAGCGGATGGGTAGTATCATATTCGAAAGAGAGATGCAAAACAATTGCCGTGATGAGGAATCAAGTATAGTTAAGCTTAGTTGGATCAGATATTATAACGGGGTAATCCCTGCTGACGAGAAGATCACCAAGCGTATAGGAGCGATTGACCCTGCTATCGGGGAAAAGAAAGTTAATGATTTCACAAGTAAAGTAGTTATTTACAAGACAAACCTAGAGAACTATTACATTGACGAGATCAAAAACGACAAGCAAAGTTTCCATGTAAACATCGAAGATATAAAAAGCTTGCACTTAAGGCAAAAGTGTGATATAATAAAAATTGAGAGTATATCTGCTTTTCAGGCGTTAGGCCAAGAACTAAGAAGAACAACCTCTTTACCGTTGAAGATGGTTACTTCGGTTAAAGATAAGATGAGCAGGTTTGAAGCACAGTCTAAGAAATTCGAAAACGGCAAGGTTTATATTAGCACAAGGATAGCGGAAAGACTGAGGGCTGAATTGGTAGAACAACTGATAAACAACTTCCCAAACCATGATGATATTAGAGATGCCTTAATACTTGGCCTTGAAGAAGACAACAACGTAGTATTCTTTGGGATTGCTTAATGCTTAATAGTTTACTTAAATCTATTAACGAATATTTAACAACAATAGGGATACAATACGGAGAGTTAACAATAACAATACAAGATGGCAAGGTAATAGATATAATTGAGAAGAAGAGGACACGAATAAAATAATATAATACTGCTAGCTAAATAACTTAGCTGACTGATAACCAGAGGCGATCTATAAAAGGATCGTCTTTTTTTGTGGCTGGAAACTATGAAAGTATTAAAAAACATTAAAAGTATATTTACAAAAGACCTTGTTATTGAGGGGGCTAAAGCTAATCCATTCACTGACCCTAGCTTTGGGGCGGGTAATGATTATGGGTTTGTGCGGAACTCACACGAATACAACACAGAGACACAGCAACTATCAGCATATGAAAAGCTAGTCTGGTTATCTGCTTGTGTTGATGCGATTGTTAGAGATGTTAGCAACCAGCCTTATAAGTTTGTTAATTCCAGGACAGGGGAAGAAGTAGATAGTAACAGAATATCAGACAAGATAACCGTACCTATTGAAAATGGGTTTTTTAAGAATTCTTTCAAGGATTTAATCAAAATGGTTGTTGCTCATGTAAAGATTAACGGTAACGGCTATTTTTATTTAACAACTAACACAGCTTATGGGCTGGATAGGAATATCCCGGACACTTTAGTCCCGATATTACCAACTAATGTCACGCCGTTAATTGATAGAAGCGGCTTGTTTCTTAAAGGCTATGAGATTAGATTAGCTGATGGCAACCGGTTCAATGTTGGGCTTGATGAGATAATACACTTTAAACAGAGTGCTATGTTCTCTCCTTTTGTCGGTGTAGGCAACGTCACCAAAGCCAGGTTGATAGCTGAGGGTGAAACGGCATCGGATCAATATACAAATGAATTCCTTGAGAATAGAGCTGTGCCTAGTTTGATTATCACTGACAACGCCCAGCGATCACCCGCGGATAACAAAACGATGCTTGATTTAATGCGCAGGAACTACCAAGGTAAAAATAACGCTGGTAAAATAATGTATCTATCTGGGCTTGATGCTAAAAGCACTGTTGTTAATCTTTCTCAGAAGGATATGCAGTTTATCGAGCAGAAAGCCTTTAATAGACAAGCGATATTAAGTATATTCGGTGTACCTCCTGTTGTTCTTGGTATACCTGATGACTCAAACAAGGCCATAGCGACTACTATGTGGCTTAGTTATCTAAAAAATACTGTTAATCCAACGATAACAGAGGTAGAAGACACGATTAATAACCAATTTATACATCCAATAGATAAGAATGTTTCGCTTAAGCTCAAGCTACACAACACAGGGGACACAGCAGAAATAAAATTACAGATCGAGTCTGGATTGATAACACCTAACAGAGGTAGCCAGTTGATCGGGGAAGAAACTTCACCTGATGATGTACTAAGGAATAGCTATTTTATGAATCAAACCGCGATTCTATTAACAGAAGAAGCACAGGTAGCGAACGTTAATGATGGCAAGAGCATTAAGGGTATTAAGGAAGATGATTGCGGCTGTGGTAGTTTAGACTTTGATTTAAGCAACCCGAAAAACATTGACGCTATTTGTGAGTATTTTACTAAATCAGCTACCAGACCTAAGCGGTTTCAACTTAAATACTTGCGAGAAGCGTTAACTTCACGTAATAAACTAGAGGATCGATATACATTTGAATTAAGTAAATTCTTTGAGTCACAGAAAAGGCGGTTTCTAAACAAGTTTAATAATATCTTTGATATCAAGCAGGCTGAACCTGAGCTTACAGGAAGCATAGTAGATGATATCTTAAACGAAAACGAAGAGAATAACGAACTTAAAAGCGATCTAAGGAAACTATACACAGCGGGTATCGCTGCTGCTATCTTGAACACTAACAAGATCACTAATAACGCTGTAAATTCTGATATCTCTAATCCTTTTGTAAAATCAACTATCAATAGACTTACTGAGCAAGTGCCAGGAACGATATTGAAAGACGGTACGAAAATTTCTATCAATACCACCACAAGGGATCAGCTAAAAGCTTTGATTACTAAGAGTGTTAACGAGGGATTAACTATAGCAGAGACTTCTAAAGCTATTGAAGATAAATTTGATCAGTGGGCAGGGTACAGGGCTAGAAGGATTGCCAGGACTGAGACGCGATTGGCTTACGATGCAGGCGCAGAAGTAGCGTATAAAGAAATCGGAGTTAAACGGGTTGATGTTGTTGGCTGTACGCAGTTTGAGCCTAACAGTGATTGTGGGGCGCAGAATGTACCAGTTATTGCAGTAAGCACATTAAAATTTCATCCTAATCATATAGGAGTAATAGCACCAAGCGAGGAGGCATAAGATGGTAAACGAAGAAATGGAAAAGAAGGTATTTAGTATCGATGAGTTCAAGAGCTACGAGGAAGACGGTAAGTTCTATATAACCGGATATGCTAACACGAAGAATAAAGAGGATGCATATGGGGATATACCTAAGGGTGATGCTGTTTATGAGCTAACCGAGATGAAAAAGAACCCAGTCGCTTTAGTGGACCATCAAAACAGTGCGGCTATGATAGCTGGCAACTTTACTAAACTAGAAGAAGATAAACGAGGATTAAGCTTTAAATTGCTATTACGCAAAATAGACGATGTATATAATCCTATTGTTAAGGATGTTGTATCAGCTTACAAAACAGGATTTGGGCGTGGGCTAAGTATTGGCGGTCAGTGGTTTTATGAAGACCCTAAGAACCCTAAGCATTTAACGAAAGCTATTATCAGGGAAATATCCCTTGTAGCTGTTGGAGCTGATCCAAGAGCGTTAACAAACACATCTAAACCGAAAACACTTGTGATTAATTCGCAGTCATCAAAGGCCGATAGGCTGGAAGTGATTGGAGAGTTAGTTGCAAAGTATAGAGAAACGCAAGACGAAGAAGTATTAACTAAAATCGAGGAGGTTTCACAATGTTAAAAGAATTAATTAAAAAAATGCTTTTAGAAGGTAAGAGCAACGAAGAAATAGCAGCTAAAATCCTTGCAGGAGATGAAGGCAAAGCTTTAACAGCCATAGAAGTAGCAGAGATGATAACTGACATGAAAAAAGCTGACGAAGTAGTCCAGGAACTAAAGAGACTTGAAGACGAAAAAGTAGCAAAAGATAACGCTAAAAAAGCTGAGGGTGATCTTGAAAAAAAATTAGCTGGGTTAGTTGATGACAAACTAAAGTCAATCAATATTAATCCTTTTAATAAGTTTGGTGGTAAGAATGAATTAAAAAGATTTAATATGATGACAGGCAAAGTTGAGTCAGTCGAGAAAGTTGATGATAGCTACAAAGCTTGTAATGATCTGTTTTATAACTTAGCGATCCATAAAGATACTGCATCAGCTAAGAAGATATCAAACGAGATTGAGAAAGAAAACAACCATATCTTACAGCTACAAGGTAAAGCTAACGAGCCAGCAAGGTCAGATACTACTACACGTGGTGGTTATGCTATACCTACTCCTGTAGACGATGTTATTTCACAGTTAGTATATGAACAATCTGTTATGTTATCTAATGCGAACACTCAAAATATCATAATGGAAGACAAGATTTTTCCTGTAATGTACGGGATTACTGTTGCTGATATTGCGGGCCAGTCAGTAGCAATAACTGAAAGCCAAGAAACTTTTGACAATCCGACAGTAGATATGCACAGGGCGGGTGCTTATTCTAATATCTCTAACACAATAATCATGCAGAGAGGCGATATTGTTAACGCTTTTACAATAGCATACGCTTCGGCCTTTGCTGAGTTCCTTGATACTAGATTAGCTATTGGGAATGTCACTAATAATGGCGACAAAGTAGATGGTATTGTATTTGATACTAATACTAATTTACCTACAGCTTTTGCATTAACTGCATTAACTATTAATAAACTTAAAGACATCAAGAATGCTCTTTCTGATAAAGCAACTGGGAAGCTAGTATTTATCGCTAACAGAAAGATCACTGATGAAATTGGACTATTAGAGAACACAGGCGGTAATTACATCTTTCCTAATTATTTAAACGGTGGGAATATTTCACCATTAGGAATACCGCTAATAACAAATCCTAAAATCACATCAGTTCTTGATGTCGGTGGAGATGATAGTACAGGCGGCACAGATGATGTGCTAATTCTTGCGGACATGTCTAAATTCGTTGTTGGTATTTCACCAACTACTAGAATAGATTTTAGTGAACATTGGAGGTTTACAACTGATGTTACTACTATTAGAGGTATCAGAAGATACGGAGCGAGAGTTCTAATGTCAACTAGTACATCGGGTATTGTTTCAGTAGCACAGGAATTAACTAACTAAAAGTAGGATTACCCAAGCCCTGCCTGATATCCTGGGCAGGGCTATTAAAGGAGGTGGCGTTTTGTATACAGTAATAAATGATTGTATTTTGTATGACCAGAAAGACAAAGAAGTAAAAGCAAAGAAAGGGAACATAATCAATGAAAAAGATCTTGATTCAGGGAAAATAACTTATAAAAGCATCGTTGCCCAGAGAGTCAATAGAAACATTATTGCCGGGACTACTGCAACAGAAACCAAGAAGCTAGAAGACAAAGAAAAAAAAGCGATCCTAGCAAGAGAAAAAGAAAAGGAAAAAGCCGAGGCTGAGAAGCTAGAGGCACAAAGAATTGAACAGGAACTAATAGCCAAGGACTTGCAAGCAAAAAAAGAAGCAAGAGAGGCAGCCGAGGCAGCACTAGCAATAGAAGACAATAAAATAAACAAGAAGGAGGTAAAGCCAAATGAAAATGAATAAACTAATAAGTGTATTATTGATTGCTCTATTCTTGCCTATAGTTGCATATAGTGCGGATACTTTCAGAGTAATTAACGGCACAACTGGTAAGCTGGAAAAGACCACTAGCCCTACTCTTGGGAGTTTTACTAGTGATGGTGACCCAGTTATATCAAGCTCAACAACATTGAAGCCAGTATTTACAATAAGCAATACAAACGCTGATGCAACAGGACCAGAAACAGTCTGGCAAAAAGACAGCGCAAGCCCTACAGATAATGACGAGATAGGGCAACTAACCTTGAAAGCTGATGATTCTGGTGGCACTGCTGATACTTACGGCACAATTATAGTAAAATCATCCGATGTAACCACAGCAGATGAAGACGCCAAAATTGAGATAGACTTAATAACTGGCGGTACTTTAAAGGAATATGTGGGGCTAGGAGATGCGGCAATCGTTTTTAATGATGATTCGGAAGATATCGACTTCACTATTGAATCTGATTCACTTGACCCTGCATTTAAGGTTGATGGTGGCACAGGTGCTATTACTGCTGGTGGTGCATTAACTATCGCTGACTTACTTACGTTAACTCCGGCTGTGGCAACACCAACGCCAACATCTACAGGTAATTTCTGGGTAAGAGATGCGGACGGAAATGTTTTTTGTTATAACGGTGCTACATGGGATAACTTAAGTGATTAATATTAACGATTAACTATATGGGGTGGGTTTACCTGCCCCAACTCTTTAGAGGAGGCAATTTAAATGAATAGAATCGCTAGTGTATTAATTAAAGTTACTCTAATGCTAGCCTTAATTAATGGGTTAGCATTCGCAGGAAGAACAACTATAGACCATGATTTTGATAGTGGGGACGTAAATAAAGGGTATGAATTTGTAGAGCTTGTTATTGTAAGCGAAGAAATAGCAAACGGTGGATCTATTGAGGCGATTGTTAGGAATATGCCAGGATATGGGCAGCTTAACTTTTACGTAGAATCAATATCAAGTGGTAACTTAACAACGGCTAATGTTCAATCAAAATCACCAGCTAGTATTAGTTTTGGGTCAGCTCAAACGATGACAAGCGGCACGGACATAACATCATTTAAAAGTTCTGACGCTTATATCACTTGGTATAATCCTGTAGCGACAACAGTTAACGTAACGTTAAATTTACTGGTTACAGATTAAGGAGCGTTAATAATGAAAAAACTATTAGTAATTCTATTTATCATTGCGTGTATGTCCTCTATATGTTTGGCTAATGATTTGGTATGGCTTAATATCGATCGTTACGGTAACTGGTGTAAAGGTAATATCTGTCATTTAGATAATGTTGAGTTGGTATTAAACAACATGTACGAGACCGCACCATATATTGATTCAAAGATAAAACTCTTGATAAAGAAAATAGATTTAAGTATGGAGGATGACCCGTGGCTATTGAAAATGGTTACACAACACTAGCAGAGTTAAAAGCAAGAATCGGTAAAATTGATAGCACTAATGATACGATGCTTGAAGATTCTATCGAGGACGCTAGCAGGCTAATCGATCAATATACAGGGCGTATCTTCTACCAAAAAGCCCTTGTAGCTGAGAAGGTTATCGCTGGGTTTGGGATGTCTTCAAACGGTTTATATATGGAGGACAACAGATCAAGGATAAACATGCCCGCGCCGATAATCAGTCTTACTACTGTTACTAATGACTCAACAACAATGACCGCTGATGCTGATTATTTTGCCGGTAAAGATTTTATCGAAAGCCTTGGGGTGTTTACTTCTACCAGAGAAAACGCTGTTAAAATAACTGGTACGATTGGTTATGCTTCAGCACCTAAGCGGATAAGAGAAATATGCTTGCAATTAGCTGCTGTATTAAGTGGACTTGCAACACGTGTTATTAATGACGAAGAAGGGGACGAGATTAATATATCAAGGCATAATATTCCCACTTGGTTAACTAAAGCACTGGACAGGGAGAGGTTACCAATTGTCTAATGAGTTCAAAATTACGTTTGATAGTAAAGGGCTGGAAAGAGCATTAAAAAGTGCTGACGGTAA